CCCCCAGTATCGATCGTAGCCGCTGTACCCGCGTCAGTGTTAATCCCTATAAGTGTGCCGTCCTCTGCCACTTTTGTGGTAGTGAATAGCTTGTTATCTGAGACTTTAAGCACACCTGTCTGTTGGCCCATGCTAATAATATCGGCTATTTCTAGCGCGGCCTGATCAGGGTTGTTAATTAATCGCTCTCTGAATGCAATTGAGTCTGATGGGTCGCGGCCTTGAGAAGTCAGTTTCTGAATGCGCTGGTCAATCAGCGCTAGTGCGCCTGCGTTGTCTTTTCTTTGTAATGAAGCATTGATAGGGACGGCATCTAAAACGGCTTCACGGCCTTGCTGCTGACGAGAAACTCCCTCGGCATTACCAACCTGCAAATCTAAAAGCCTGTTGCGTATAGGTGCCTGTTTCTTTTCTTCGGCAAACCTCATTAGCTGATTAGCTTGATTAGCTCCGGCTGAAATAGCACCCGAAGCATCAACGCCATGAGTCATTAAAGGTATTTGTGAGTTAAGTGGCATGATTAAGCTCCGGCGGTTGCGGCTGAGGTTGCTAGTTTAAGAAAGTCATTAACACCGGTATTGAATGCATTGGCGCGGCCTACTTTGGCGGCGGCTAATGAGTTGCCTTTTTGCAAGAGTGTTTCACCCACGTTTACACCTGTATTTTGCGCAACATTCGCTTGACCTGCTGCTGCATTCTGACCGGATGAGACGCCACCTAATAACCGGTTGTATTGATTGTTAATAAGACTCTCACCGTTGGCTAAAAATCGATTCTGGAGCTCTCTGGCTGTACCGCCGGAGCCTAGCTTGCCTCTGGCTGCACGGTTAGCAAATACCTCACGCCGTGAATTGCTGTTTATCGCATCGTAAAGTGGGTTGTTTTCAAGATATCCGCTAGGGTTTGATAATAAGCTGTTCAGCGGCTGAATCTGTGACTCACCAAAATTACGGAACGGCTGCAAGTCTTTTCGCGCTAGATCTCTCGACTCTCGCTGAAAAGCAATACTTTTATCTGCTGATCGCGCTTGAATCTTACCGGCTTCTTTAGCTGCATCAGCAGAATTTTTAGTCCCTAAAGCGGACGCTACAAAACCACCCATTAGGTATTCCTCATGTAATAATATTGATTGTCTTTGTGTGTCATCTTCATGCCGCACATGATTGCAAATCGCTTAACATGCGGTTTTTCTATTTGTATTTTTGCCACGTAACTCTTGCCTTTAATTAGCTTAGAAAAGTCTTTAACTGCTTTAATGCCTCTGTGCTCTGGCAGTATCGCTACATGAATTTCTTCTAATCCACCATGCTTATGAACAATCAATACACCTCCGTCAAAAGCGATGTATTCCGCATTAACAGACCAGATATCAAACCATGGATGGCCTTCGCCAAAATCATCCCATACAGCCTTCAGGACGGTTTCAACGTGATCCTTGTAGGCTGACATTTTTCTTTAGGTGAACTCCACGCCAGAGGCAATGACACGCAAAACGTTAGTCGTGCCAGCAAAGGCCTCTATCGCCCCACCCTTAGGAATCTTATGGCCGATAAGGTCTGCAATGATGACTTGGCTGTTAGCAGGCACAGACACGATCACAGGATCAGCAGCCGTTGCCGCCACACCTGCGGGTAGAATGTAAATAGAGATATCTACCGCACCGCCAGTCGTATTAATGGCCGTAAAAGCATCTATTTGCGCAGTACCATTGTTCGCGGTGTAAAGCGTGTCGGTAGCTGCGTTAGTAGTACCTGTGATTTGATCATTTAGTGCGAGTGACTTAGGTGTTACAGCCATGCTTTTACCTCAATATCGTTAAGTTGTTGTTGTAATCCTGCGGTCTTGCCGTTGGACGTGCTGATTTGTGTGTGTAGATAATCCAGCTCTTTTCTAAGCGCCACTATGTGCGCGTTAGTCTTGGCAAGCTGGCAGCGGGTATACGATAATTCTTGGCTTAACGCTTGGATTCTTGCGTTACTTATACCGACAAATGACTCTACTTGTGAATCGGCAATGGCATCATTAGCGCCGCCGGTTCTATCCCACAATTGGCGCAGAAACGTGGCCAGCTCTTGCGGTATACCTCGAAGCGGTGGCGGATTAGTTGTTGCCAATTTTGAAATCTCCCGACACTTTATGTAATGACATATGCATATCATCAGAAATGCGATAACGGAATACGCGGTCTTTAAATGAGCCTAATTGTGTTAAGCGCAATACACTGCTGTAGTTACCGTCAATCGATAGCGGTTTAAAACGAGGATTGCTCCACGTATAACCAGCGTCATCTGAGTAATCGACCATCATTAATGGTGCTGTGCTGGGTGGTGATTTCATCTTGCCGATCACTTCCATTCTCGACATAAACATACGCTTACCAATAAACGCATTACCTAGCATTTCACCACTGATTAATCCGGTGGTTCTTTCTTTGATTACTGTTAGGCCGTTATAAGTATTGAGGCTATCATCGAGCTCTAGTAATTCACCGTCATCGGCCATTAGGTGCTTGCCGTAGGCGTAAACATGGCTGGTCACCGGGTAAGGTCTTTCATTAGCTCCAATAGTTAACTCAAACCAGCCGCCCGAGGTTTCATTGAAAGCCCAAGTGTTTTCGTTAGGAAAGTGGAGCATGTAAAACTCTTGGCCGTTTAGTGTGAGCGTAAAACCCACTGCATTCGATGGGTCGGCATAATCTTGGAATGTTCTGGCTAAAGCAGGTGGTGTAATACTTAACACGCCATTACCGGCTAATTGATAAACCAGTCGATCATCACCGAAGAAATAAATCACTCTGTCGTTATTAGCTACCGAATCCGCCGCACCTAATCCTTTTTGGATAATCCCTTGCTGTATACGATCAAACGGCGGATCACCTGCGCCAGAGTTGTACCATTGCTCAACGGTTTTAGTGCCGAACAAATATAAAATCTGATTAAACACATACGGTCTAACCAGCGGATCACCTGCACTTTCTGCACTTGCGTAACTTAATGCGTTAATCGTAAAAGGATCGCCCGCATCACTCACGCCAAAGCGGCCATTCTGACCTTGATAAATCCATTGGTTATTGAGGTAATCGCCGTAATTAGGTGATTCTAGTTCTGAGCTATTATTTTGCGTAAAAGTGGTGCCGTCATACACATACACTAAACCGCTGGTAACGATAACGAGATAATCAGTATTAGCAGGAAAGTCACAACGACCTAAGCCACCAACAGTACCGATAACGGTAGAAACGCCTGCGGCATTCACGCTGCAAAGCGTACTACCTGAAACTTTATAAACTAAACCGTTCCAAAACGTGGCGCCGCGATCATCACCTGTAGTAGTGGCGAATGATTTATTGCCGGGCCACGGTTGCAGCGAAACAATGACAGACGTTTCTTTGTTAAGCTCGGGATACCAGTTCTTGCAGGTTTGCGCAGACAGCCTTAAATCACTGTGCAAATACGCTTGGCCAATCGCGGGTAAGCTAGTGCGCATTAATAATACTGAGCCTCAAGCGTAGCGCCGTTGTAAGGTATGCTTGATTGCGCGTACAAGTCTCTGCGCGCCTCAGATTGCGCTAGCTGCAAGCTCTGTACTTTCTGGCTGGGTATATCGTAATCATCACGGACGTACCATGCTAGCTCACTGACAAGCGAAGAGACTGCCCTACTGGGTATTGCGTCTAACTCCCAACGAACAATACGCTGATCAATCAATACTTCATGCAGGTCCGTTAGTGACGACTTAAGCCCTGATTCATCTTTAGCCTCTAAGGTTTCATCAGGCGCAATAATGCCTATACGCACTGCGACCTTTTTAGCGATGTCTGTTGTTGTAGTCATTTAGCGACCAAAGAAGCCGGTTTTTGCTTCATCTTCTTCAGATTCTTCTCCGGTTTCATCAGCCTCATCTTCTTCAGATTCAAAATCTGGATTATTCAAGGCTTTCTCAGCATAACGACCTTCGAACTCAACCTCATCACCGGTCTTGCATGACTTGCCGTCATAAACGCCAACTTCGCCTTCAACTTGTTTAATAAATTTGAATTTCATTTTTGACTCCAATAAAAAAAGGGCCGTTTCCGACCCTTCGTTAAAGTTAGCTATCCGCTACTGCTGCGAAATAACCTGTTACACAACCATGGTCTTTCAGGTCGTCGGTATCACCGGCACCTGTGCCAAAAGTCATCTTATCCAAGCCGTCAATTGCTCGAATACCACAACCTCTTTCATTGCCATAATCATCTTCTTTCTTCTCGCGAGTCTCCCAGCGTTTCGCAATACCTAAGCCCATGGCTTGAGCACCGCACAACACTGCGCGACCAACATCGATGCCACCAGCACCAACGCCAGCTAAGGTCGTCATATCATCAACTTCATGAATGATCATGCCGTCCCATTCCAAATCACCACCTTGGAACAACTTGTTGTTCTGCATAGTGACTGATACTTCACGCTGTGCTTGAATCATCGCTGCGTTGTTTTTCAAATCACGAAAAACTAGCGGATGAGCAAAAACCACGAAGAAGCGCTTGTTTTTACCTTCAATCCGAATCGGTTTAATCTTCGGGTTTGCCGATAAAGCGATACGCTTCATTAGTGATAATGCATCAGGTGTTAACTTATCAGCCGTGTTGTCGATAGTCGCCAACGCTACTGAGTGGTCATTACTTGAAGCATTTGCTTTAGCTGCACCAAAAAGTACTCGATCAGCGTTATCTACTAACCACGCATCTTTTTGAGCTTCACTTGCTGAGCTGTAAGCTACACCATTGATGCCGCCTAGTTGGGTAATCACTCGGTCAACATCCTGCTCCATTGACCAATCCATGAGTGTAGGTTTTGCGGCGTCACGCAATCCAATCGCTGAAATTTGCTCTTCAAATTCAGTGACTGTTACTGCATTTCGACGCAAGCCAACGGTTAACTTATGAGATCGAGACCCCATAGCTTCTTCGTTACCTACCAGTGCTGAAGTACCATCGTTTGCTGTGTTAGTGAGTTTATTAACAAGAGCAAAGGTGATTGAATCGCCTTTTTTCTTAGATAAGTTTTCTTTAACTTGTATGATCGAGTTTTCACTCGTGCCCATATAAGACTTGAAGGGATTGTTGCCCAAATATTCAGAAAAATAATTGTCATCCCATTGTTGAACCGTTAAGCCGGTTGCTGCGCTTGTTTTAGCCATGATATTTATCTCCGAACGTCTCTCGACGTTTCATTAGGGTGCCTCTCGACGTGCCGCTATGGGCGTCTCACGAAGCAATTAAGTCATTGATTGGGGTTGGGCCTGTCCAAGTGTTCTCCGCAATTGGCGAGGAACCTACTTTGGCTAGACTGGGCGAAAGACCAGCAACCTTTCCATCCCTTACAGCTTGTTCAGCCTCTATCTTTTGTCGTACCTTTTGTTCGATTTCGGCTGTCTTTTTAGCTTCCCACTCGTCAATGTTTTCCATTGCTGATACACGTTCGTGCTTGTCAACTATGTCAACCATTTCGTGGTAAGGACTGGCGGCAGATATGAGCTGTTGTTGTAAAGCGGGATTGCTCTCAACGAGTGCTTCATAGGCAGTAATCTTCTGATCAAGATCAGGAAATTCTTTGCGAGCCATAAATTCAGAAAGATTAAATCGCTCATTCACGGCGAGCTGCTGCGCTTCATTTAGTAATGAGTCAGCAAAGTTATCGTCATAAACGTCCGGTAATTCTTTCTTCTCTAGCTCCTGTCTTTTGGTTTTTTCATCTTTCGCTTTCGTTTTGTAAGCGTTTAGCTCTTTAGTGATTGTTTCAACTTGTGATTGAAGTTCTTCGGTTGACGGCAGCTCAACCTTTTCTAAGCCCGTGGGAACCTCTTCTACCTCTTCGGTAGCTGCTGGTATAACCTCCTCGGTTACTGCTGGCACTTCTGTTTCAACCGTTTCAACTGTTTCTACAGCCTCGACAGTTTCAACTTCAACAGCTTCTGATTCAGTCCCATTTAACAAATCATTAATTTCACTCATAACACTTACCTTTAAGCCCGATTAAGCAGCGGCAGCCTGCATAAGCCCGAATACCCGGCAGCGGTTCGTCTTTTTCAAGACATAAAAAAAGGCCTCCGAAGAGACCTCTCAATAATTAGTATTTCTATAGTAAATCTAGCGCGGCCCCAGCGGAGTCTTTAGCTCTGTCCCACTTGGATCTCGGCTCGCCAAGGCGCTGCAAATAATTAGCTGTACCTTCTAAAGGTCGACCAACTATAGGTAAATTAAGTTTATTTATTAATGTGCCAATGCGATCCAATGTAGGAAACTCATCAGCGTAAATACCATCGTTATCTTGTGCTGCAAAGCTGTCTGCGGCTGCCGCCTGCTCCGGTGTTAGCATTGAAGCACCTAAGATGCCCGCTCCACCTAAGCCCGCTAATAAATTAGAGGATTCTCTCTTTGCTGGGTCAAAAGCTGCGCTGACTGAGCGAATATCTTGCTTATTAAAGTAACCAATTGTAGGCACTCCATCCTCGGTTAGCTTGGCCGAATCGTAGCCCATCTTTTCAGCAACATCTTTGAACTTCTCGACCGTCGACTCACCTACCGCCTCACTATTAAGAAGGTGGTGTCGTTTCATGACGGCGTTATCAATACCTACTTTTTTTAAGTGCAGATCAAGGTCGTCTACTGCGTTAAATATCTCATCCTGAAGGTCTTTTGGAAATGAATCAAAATCAGCTTGACGACCCATCTCAGCAATCAAACCTTGAGGTGTTGAATCTTTATTCATTAAATCCATATCAAATGACTTGCTTGGCTTTTTTCCTAGCAACGGGAGCATGTTAGCCCCGCCCTCCATTCCTCGGAATTCGGCATAATCACTAGCCAGACTTTTTTCAGGTGATGACCAATTAATTGGCTGGTTAAAGGCATTAAAGTCTTTATTGGTTCCATGATAAAGCGTAGCGCCCGTATCAAACCCCATCTCTTCAGCACGCTTCATCCGCGCAGCCGCTCGCATATCTAAAGCTTTATCTACAGCCTGCTTAACCTTAGATAACTTACCCATTAACCAAGTCCATCAAGCCCAGCTGTACCGCTTGGTTCTCGATCTCTTGCGCCTTACCGTCTTGAACATCTTTATAAGCTTTAGCCTCTTTAGATTCAATCTCGGCTTCTGCATCTCGTTTCTGAAGGTCTGCCGCTTCCTGATCTTGAGCAGCTTGCTGTTCTTGTGCCTGCTCGTCACCCTTCAGCTTATCCAGTATCTGGCGCTTATTGGGTACTGACGGCATAAGATCTAACATGACATCAAGCGGTATAGGCTGGCCAGATGTTCTAGCGCCCTCCATGACCGTTGCAAATATCTCATGCTGTAAATTAATGTAATTCGGCGCTTCGTCTAGGATGATATCCATGTCGAGCTCTTTAACATTATTTCGAACTTCAACCACTTGATTCATGCGAGGGTCTTGCAACATCTCAGGCGGTATTTCTTCACCGGTTTCTTCTGCGTGCTCTTGCATTAACTGGCCTAAAGTGACTGGTTGATTCAGCCCTACAAATTCAGCGGCGTCTTCCTCATCCGTCACTCTCACCCATTTTTCTTCATCCCAAAACTGTTTCATTCTGCACCACATCTGGCGATAGATGCGCTTCTTCCAGCTTCGGTGACGGTCAAATACTCGACCTATTTTTACTAACTGATCTTGCTGCTCTAATTCTCGTGAGCGACCCGATGCTGAAGCACTCAAGGAAGCATCTATAGATAAATCATCTATCTCAGACTTAGCCTCTTGCATCATTTGCAAGTGAGCAACTAACTCAGACGTTTGATCAACAACTTGAAATCTACCGTCAACCAAAGCGCCCGGCGTCAATTCAATATGACCATCAGGCTTAGCCTTTTCAGTCTTCATTGTGTTGACGTTTTCTACAGCACCTTTCTCGCCCATTGTCTGATTGACGTTGAGTATGTGTAGTGCTTTAGAGCCGCGCTTATTCACTTCGTCTTGCGGGTCTTTCATAGCCTCAACTAGGCCGTAACGATCACCATGGCGACTTGTGAATGAGCTTTCAATCTCGATAGGATTCGTCGGCTCACCTTTATCATCCAAGTAAGGAGAAGCCTTTTTACTTAAAATGCAGGCTTGGCAAAAGAAGACCTCCTGCCACACATCCTTTTCTAAGTAATACTCCTGATTAACCATCATTCGATTACGCTTAAAATTCACCCATCGAATATTGTCGGGCTTATCATCAAAATCTGTATGCCTAGAGCTAGACTGCATATGCTCTTGTATATCGTCAGCCTTATCCGGCCAGCGGCGCTTAATATCCTCTACGTCCATCCATGCGACAATCCCAGTGTACTTACTGTCTGAGTAGTTGTTTTTGCGAGAATGAACATCCCAATACAGTCGATCAGGATTAATAATCGTTAGCTCTATTTCTAGCGTCTTAGGATTAACTTCAACAATGCCGCCGCCATAGCCTTCAACAATTTGAAACTCAAACTGCTCCGATGAATGCTCATCAAGATCAACGTTATCAGCAACAAAGCGAAGCCCTTTAGTGATTGCTTCTGCACCCTCTTCATCCTTTGGTGTGCGAGGATAAGCTTTAGGGTCGGATCGCAATTGAGTCTCAGCACCTAATACTTTTAATATTGCACGCTGAATCATGTTACGAACAATCGGCGGCTGCTTACGCTTCAATAACGCACTGTATTCCTCTGGCGTTAATTGAGCACCATCAAAATAATCTCTTGAGCGCGCTGAATCTTTTAATGTTGTTGTTGCATTGTCCGCGAACTCATCAAAATGATCCGTGAACGTTTTTACGCTGTTTTCCACGAATCTTCCTCGTCATCAAATTCATACGGATCGGCTGGTTCTTTTTTATCTTTCAATGGTTCTGTCTCGCCAATAATTTCATCTAACACTAGCCCCATTAATGCGCACACATCTACCGCGTCATCATGTTTGCCCGCTGGGAATGCACATAGTTGATTAATTAATCTATCTCCCCAATCAGTGAGTGGGATATAGACTTTACCGCTTGCTGCTCTTGCTCTGAATGATTGAGCCATAGCTGCTTTGTTAGCTGTTCTTGCTACCCAAACGAAGTAGCCATAAATCTTTCGTTCTGCTGAGCGCTTTTTTAAGATAGGCTCTATTGCTTTCTTGATCACACCCTTCTCACCATAAACTGCGAGCGGGCTATGCTCTTTTGTCATGTCGAGCAACTTCTCAATCCAGACATCAGAAGATGATTGATCGTAATACCAGTCGAACGGATAAAGGTTGTCACCAGCATCAACACCAAAAGCGCCAAACTCTGTGAAGTCACCCTCGCCATCACTCACTGCATAGTCGGTAGATATATAATTCTGCGTGTCAGGCTTATCTTTTAAGTGATAACGCTTGAACCAGTCGCGCTTAAAGAAAATACCCTCATCAGGCGTTGGGTTTTGCTGATAAAGGCTTTCCCACTCACGAGGTGATTTCCTCGTTAATGTTTTCTTGATCTTCTCAAGCCGAGCTATGGAATATTTAGCAGGCCATAACGCATCACCACTTTCATTGATCGCTGGCAGTGATAAAACATCCCACTGATCCGCCCCAGCCTCCATATCAGCCAATAAACGGCCCGCCAAGTCATCCTCATGCCAGCGTGTTTGAATCAGTACTACAGCGCCCTCAAACGGCTTAACTAATCCCTCGTTAATGGTTTGTATTGGGTTGCGCCATAACTCATCAGGATCTTCATCTGTAACCGTTCCCTCTAGTCGAGTGTAAGCGGTTGATAAATACCACTTGTACGCTTTCTCTCTCATTAGCTCTGAGTCTGCGCTTTCTCGATCTTTAAAAGGATCGTCAATCAGCAAGATGTGAGCACCACGACCAGTGATCGCCGTACCAACACCGGCAGCGACATAGCCGCCTTTTTTATTGGTATGCCAACGTCCTGCCGCTTTACTGTCCTGCGCTAACTCCGTGCTAAACAAATTGCTATAAGTATGATCACTTACAATGTTTCTAACGTCACGACCAAAATCTCCCGCTAACTCACTACCGTAAGATGCACCAATAATCGACTTATCAGGATGATTACCTAAAAACCACGCTGGGAATCGCCTCGATGCCAACTCAGACTTACCATGTCTTGGCGGCATAAATATCATTAGTCGCTGTATCTCACCACTCGCAACCTTTTCAAGCTTCTCCGCTATCTGGAAGTGATGGTCAGCAGGTATGTACTTATTCTCTGTGTAGCGAGCAAAATCGATAAGGCCAGTGCGTGCACGTCGTCGCTTAAGTAGTTCCTTCGCCGCTGCCTGCTGCGATACGTTCGAGCTCTGCGTCTGACATGCCGGTTGCGTCACGATGATTTAGATTCCCCTCTACGTTTATTTTGTCCCCGTATTTCTTAGGAAGGATTTTCGATAAGTACCACTTTCTCGTATCAACCCTTAACTTAGAGCGCTGTACATGCTCGCCGTTTAATTGATAGCTTGAAGCTTTACCGTCCTTATCTAGCTTTTCCATCCAATCATTCGTGCCGTCATCAGCAATTTCAAACATATCTTCCGCAATAGCTTCAGCGCCTAACTGTTTCGCCCGCGTGTATTGGTCCAGAAAGCTCTTGTTAGTATTCAACCAGCTAAAGAATGTAGCCTTAGAAGGCATATCTTCATCCCGACAGATACTGTTCACTGACTCGCCTTCGGAGATGCGAATACACATCACAACAGCTAAGTCATCGCTGTAAATTGAAGGCCTACCATTCATTAGTTATAACCCCCTGATGAGTCGCTATCTATTGTGCGTAAATCAATTGTCTTGATGCGATTAACGCCGTCTGCTTGAGTAGCAACAACTTTTATCGTGTTATGCCTGCTTGAGCTTCTTAGTGTCGCTTGAGTGATATTGCTAGCCAGCGATGGATTAGTGATGGTTGCGCCATTGCTAGACCAAGTGACTGAGCTAATGCTGGAGCCTCGGTCTACCATGAGTCGTGTGAAGTTGATTTGATATATGATTGATTCGTTATCTCGCTGAGAAAATGACTCACTGAATGAGTTGTACTCTCTGTCGTGTATTATTCTCATGCAAAGCCCCTCGTCAGCACTGCCCGTCCCACCAACAGCTGCTAGTGATGCGTTACTGAGTAAATCTGTGAATGTACCTGCTACTTGTTGTAAGCCAGACGCATTAAGCGATGTCGGATCAAGTGTTATACCCAACAGACCAATAGGGTCAATAGCGCCTTGCGCAGCAAGTAATGTATCGTCTAGCGTTGCAGTTAATGTGCCTTCCGCACCTGCGCTTATCGATGTACCTGAAGCCGCTAACGTAACGTCATCTAACGCCGTAGACATCGTGCCAATAAATGACAGTAAGCCCGCTGCTGATTGGGTTGTATCGTCTAACGTCTGGCTTAAACTGCCTGTAAACGCTAGTGAGCCTGCTGCGTTAAGCGTGGCATCTGACAGTGTTGCGGTTAGTGTGCCGGTGTAAACCGCACTACCTGTCGCTGCCAGTGTTGAATTATCTAATGTTGATGAAAGCGTTCCAGTACTGCTAGTAACCGTATTACCTGCTGCTACAAGCGTTGCTGGTCCTAGTGTTGATGCGAAATCATTAGAGCTTGCATCTGCAAACGCTGCATAAGCACCCGAAGACCACGGATTGCCAAACGTAACGCCAACCCTATCTGTAGAGAATGGGTAATCAGGATCTGACGATAAGTCTGCTCCTTGCCCCGTGGCCCCTGTGTCTGATGACGCTAAACTAAAATCATCGTTAGCAGCATCAGTATATGTAACTGTTTTGTTTCTATATGCCGTATCTGGACTCGTCGCATCACTAGATACATTGTTAGATGTTGTTACTGTCGTGTGATCTAAGTTGAGATCATAATCTTGTGTACCAGAGTCAGTACCAAGATTGTTTTTCATAATTAAATGGGTACAACCACGCGTCTCATAATTTCTAGCGTTACCGTAGAGCGTATTGTTATACAGTTTTACAGTGATATTTGACCATGATGCGTCTAATCCAACCGTTGCACCCGCGCCAACCGAGCGCGCAATAATTGTTGTACTGTTTGCGGGCTGATTACCGATGTTATAAATATTATTATTGCTTTGTACGTTTGCAATCCCAACGCATCGATCAACAATTAAATCACCGCCGGTAAATGAAAATACGAACGGCTGAAACGCACTCGTTGTTGTGTTTTCAACCCACAAATTGTCTAGCTTGACGTTCGCTACTTGCACATAAAACACAGCCGTCCAACTTGCTGCAACGAGAATCTTCATCGACGAATCAGACGCACGCTCCATCGTTAAATCATACGTTGCCGATGTTGTCCAGCCCGCCGTCGAGCTTAATGTAAACGCGGATGTTACGTCCGTATCGCCATTTAGTATTAGCTTATGAGTATCGCCCGCAGTGACCAGATTGGTCGCCTCGGCTGTCTGCCATGCTGCCAGTGTTGCATAAGCAGCATTAGCGCCAGTGAGCGCATCAGTTGTACCATCACCACCAACGGAGTCGGCATTAAAATACCTTATAACGCTGGCCACAAGCTACTCCCTATGCATTACCCTCTGTAAGCACAAACGATGTCACCGCAACGGTCGCACCAGAAACGATTGCAGTTGTATTAAGGTTTAAATCTGAACCCGAGGTGCCCACATCATAATCCGCCACAAAGTTAGCGTCAGAATCAACAAGCCTGCCCCATGATGCTGTGCCTGTAGCGTTAGCCGATGTGTCTGACGTAATAGCACTTGCTGTCAGTACCCCGCCTGAAGCCGCCGGAGCCATTGGGTCGGTAAAGGTTAACTCCGCCAATAGCGTTGTAGCCGTTCCCCCTGTCGCTGGCCGTGAGCCGTTATAGATACGAAGAAGGGCAGCGCCGGAACCCGCATCTAATGCGGTTGTGATTTCATCTGCTCGTGAGTTTCTTAATGCTGTAGATAATGCGACTGTCATGGGTTATTCCTCTGTTGACTCGAAAGAATTGCCAACAGAAACCGCATCCACAACCGTCAACGACTTAGCTGCTTCTCGATCTTGCTTAACCTCTTCCGGTGTTTTTTTATAATTTTCTATATTCTCTAGCATCCAGCTTTTTGCTGCTTCTTTTGCTGAACTCTCATCCTCTGATGAACCAACTTCTTTGATGTAAATATCACTCGATAGTCGATCAATCAATAAAACAGTCCAGCGGACACGGCGAGGAAAATCCTTTAGCGCCAATATTTGAGGAGCATGATTCGGAACAATCAATACCTCAGCACCATCAACTATCGCAACATCTTGATAGTGAATCTCTGGATAAACTTTGTAGTTTTTGCGCGAACCAAAACAGTAACCCATTAGTCTCTACTCACTGTAATCGTTAGTGTAATCTCGTCAACGTTAGGAACGTCTGGCACTGTGTAACTTGTCGATTTGCTGTTACATCCAGCATCGTTACACACATCAATAACAGCGCTATAATCGCCCGCTGCTTGATTGAGCAATGTCGCCCTCATTGTTTGAGTAATAACGCCATTGCCGACAGCTACACCGCCCACTATGAACGTGTAATCACCCGCTGGCACCGTTTGGTCTTGTGCATACTCCGCACTGATCAAGACTGTTGCTGCATTTGCCTGTATCGACATGCATAGCACCGCAGCGCCGATGAGTTTTAATAAAATCAACCTTTTCATGAAAAGTCTCCAAAAATTTTTGAGTGCAAATAGTTCGTGGATGGTTCTGGTCTTCAAACTCTACGCGATCCTTAATATTCATTCACAATCACCTAACGTTTCTATTATTGTTATTAGGATGCATTCTATTTCTGCGATGCCACGCTCGGTGTCCTCGTTAAAATCTTATTCACCGCGTCTTCGATTCGCTTGCCTCGATCATCTACGCTTTCAAGTTTGACCTTAATCACCGCGACATCGGTTTTTAAGTTATTAACATCACCTCGAATCAGCTGAATTTCCTGCTGATCTTTATCTACCTTTTCAGATAACGATTTTTGATCGCTGGCTAATGACCCGTACGCTATACCGCCAAGAAGAATCGTTACCCCTGCGCTGCCAATGATTTGTATGAGCGTGTAATTACTGTCTTTCACATCCGCTCTCCGGCATCTAAAAGATCGTCCGTCTCATCGCTGAGAAAGCCTAGATCCTCTATCGTCAGAGGCCGTCCCGATTCAACTTTGTCAGCCACAATAGCCCATCGCTCTGGGTTATTTGCAGCTTGAGCAATAATGAGATTCAGTACGTTTAGGCCTAGCTTGATTAATTCTTTTTCCATCACTGAATTTCCAATAGCAATGTTTTCGCAGTCGTTAGAAACTCAACCGGATCACCATTTACACTCATTACTACCTCAGCTGCATCTAACGCTTTATCGATACGCCTAGCTTCAGCTAAAAACGCATCATGTGATGATTCAGATAACGAACCATCAGCTCTAGATAGATTTGCAGCAGCAATTAGGTCATTGAGCGTAGTGCGTGCATAACAATACGTTTTAGCGTCACCGACTGCCGATGCACAGATATGATCGTTCGGCTTAACCGGCCAGCAACCCGACAGGCAAAAAAAAGCGACCACTAGGGCCGCAAGGATTTTCGAGGGGTTCTTATTCATTCGGATTTGCCAGCGGCCGTATCGGTAGAAAAGCGTAATCCAATGTTAACCAAGGCTAAAACGCCGGTTGATATCTGACTCTGCGTCTCAAGCGGCACGTCAACGCCTGCCAAAACAGCTAATGAAGCAAGCAAAGCAACGATGTTTGTGATTAAAGTTTTGTAGCCTTTCATGATTATTCTCCGGGTTGTATGGAGCGGGTATCGATATGTATGCCCCAACTGTAAGTAAAGAATGTAACGTTTGGATAGTTCGTTCTTAGAAAATCAACAACGCTGACGGTCTCTTTATCGTCTGTTAAATGCAAATCCATTGCATCGGATTCAAATTTATTATCTTCAACATGCCTTGGTAAATGGCGACTACGAACAGCTCCGCCAATCTCAAAATTATGATCAACGCATCGACAGCCACTTCCGCAATTGACCGAATGGCCGACAAACTCTCGTACAGCATCAGCTATGTCGAGAGTGTCACCATTCATTGCAGAAAAACCACAGCCACAGCCGCACTCAATCTCAGATAGAGAAAAATATTTGCTTTTTTTCATAAATTTTAGGCACAAAAAAGGCCGCAGATTGCGACCTATAGGTTACTGGATGTTTGCTCAGTGCTGGATTTATGTCCAGTGTAGCAAAAAGTACCCTAAT